GAAACTCAGGATTACCTACCTGAGGTTGCTGTGGGCGGTTCATTCTGGAACGCGTACCTTACCCCATTTCGTACGGTTTCGTACAAATGGAAAGGGCTGTGTAGGTTAGATGTCGCGGTTGGCGATATCGATTTCCTCCGTCTTGTCGACACCGGGGTTACAGATCCCCTGGTTGTCGCGTGGGAACTCGTCCCCTACAGCTTTGTAGTGGATTGGTTCTACAATGTAACCCAATTTCTTGAAGCGGCTACGGCCATGAAAGGGTTGGTTTACATGGGCGGCTCTGTATCGGCAGTGTTTGACGGGAAGGCGTTCACGCAGTTTACCAACAAGCGTGGATACTACTCCCTGAGTCATGACGGGTTTGAAGAATCCTTACATAGATTCGACCGACGCGTCATTACGAACCCCACTGCCAGACCAGTCTGGACTGGGGCCGATAGGTTAAATCTGGCGAAAGAGATCGATTTAATCGCTCTCCTACACCAGTTGTTAACCAGGCCTCCAAAGCGTTCACGGGTGCGATAGTGCCTGTGGATTTGTCGTTAATCAACCTCCTAAAAGGGGTAGCAATCATGGCAGCTAATGCCACTATTACGCTTGCCGATGGCAAGTCTACGCCGGAGAACCACGCCTTCGATCCCGTCCGTATTCAAGGGGACGTTGCGATGTACGCGAACTTTTCCGAATCATATTCGGATGGTCGCGAGACGTTGCAATTCTCCCTTGGCGGACGCTCGGGGTTGCGCAAGGTATCCGTTAAGACCCACTTCCCGCGGGTCGTTGACGAGACGGTGAACGGTGTCACAGTCAGCCGCAAGGTTGACTGGATCGACATCATCACGACTGTGTTCGTCCCTTCCACATGGGACAAGGACGACATCACCGATGCGCGGGTCATTCACTCGAATGCCCTGCAAAACGCTCTGGTGTTGGACGCAGTCGATGAAGGAAAGTTCGTATGGTAACCCGTCGGGCCCGAAAGCCAGTCCGCTGGCCGGCGTTGGAGGAGATGACTCCGAATTTAACCTCGGAGTTGTCGACTCTATTGAAACGTCGGAAGAGGTCAGGCAGACGATGCTCGACAAAGGCAAAACCTTGAACTTTCTGCTCGGTTTGTTAAACTACCGAGTGCCATTGGGAGTACTTCTATGGCTAATCGTTCTCGTACTCGTAACGGAACATGCACACCAGTCGACGCTATGGAGCTCCATCGCCGGCTTTCTGAAGCTTTTGGGGTTCACCCAGTAGCGACAGAGGCTGACGTTGTCTCCATTGCGTTTCCGGACCCAGGGGATCCGCTCTTTCGGGAGCGGTATCTTCTTAGGGAGTTACTCCGGAAGTACCCAGATTTCGATCTGGGTATCGACACACATGCTGTGGCCATCCAGGCTCTTCTCGATCAAGAGAGAGTCAACTCGGACACAAATGATCGAATTTCAGCACGTTGGTTCGAGGGTTTCGATCCTCGCGTCCGCACGGTCTATCACCGTGCGTGTCGTAAAGTGGCCAATTTGTTGGGTTCTTTCTCCGTAGATGAGTGGTTGGAAGGTGTGCGATTCGGCCCGCGAGCTACCACGCGGATTCGGGGGGAATCCCCGAACCTGAGCAGGAAGCTCAATGGAAGACCTCACGTCACGTCAAGTGCTCGAGAGTTGGGCTATATGATGCTGATGGATGCTCCTATGTGGGCGTCCCAGGTATCGGCCTGTTACGACTCGGCCGCTCTCATGGAAACTAGAGAGTTTGAGACGGTGATAAGCGTGCCTAAGAACGCTAAAACTGGTCGGACGATCTCACCTCCCGTAGACATGAACGGGCTTGGTCAACTCGGTTTAGGCCGGATGATCAGGCGCCGCTTGTTTAGGAAGGGAGTGAACTTGAATGACCAGACTGTCAATCAGAAGCTAGCGAAACTTGCCAGTTCAACTGGTGAGATAGCAACGCTCGATCTGAAGAACGCGTCCATGGCAATGGTCGTGTGTCTTGTGTGGGATATGGTTGGTAACCATCCACACGATATGGTCGATCCTGCTTGGTATGAGTGGCTGGAAGCCCTCCGTACTGAGTGGTATATGATTGATGGAGAGTTGCGCTCATATGAACTATGGAGTTCTATGGGCAACGGTTACACGTTTGAGTTGGAGAGCTTGATTTTCTGGGCTCTTTGCTCGGCAACTTGCAGTGTCTTAGGGATACCTGAGGATAATGTTTCAGTCTACGGCGATGATCTCATCGTCCCGGTGCAAGCCGTGGAGCTCCTTCGGGAGTCCTTAGCCTGGTGCGGATTCGAGTTGAACCAAGCCAAAAGCTTTTGGAACGACTCGGGTCCCCGCTTCCGCGAATCCTGCGGAAAGCACTTCCTTGATGGTATCGATGTGACGCCCGCGTACGTGGATCAACCATTAACCACGGTTGACCAGGTCATACTGTTGGCTAACAACCTTTTGCGATGGGCCGCGTTTCCAGGCGGCGGTCGCGATGGGCGTGTGAAACCAGTGTATGATTGGGTAGTTGGGCATTTGCCTGACTGGTGCACGGAAACGTGTATCCCGTTTGGTGAGTCCAACGATGGTCTTGTCAAGGATTTCGACGAGGCCTGCCCCGAAGCTGCCTATACATGCGCATCACCCACTTGCACGGTCAAAAGCCAATATGTGCAGGATGAGGTGAATAAGCACGATTGTTGGGGGGTCTTTAAGACCCGTCCGATGATTTTGCAGCGTATGTTTCTCGGTTATCGCGCCACGACGGTTAACGCCGTTTCTGACGCGAGGCATCTCAGTGATGATGCGTCTCTCTACGTTTGGCACTACCTGAAGGGTGTGAAGAGATTCACTCCCCCGGGTCGTACTCCAGACGTCTCCCTCCGCAAAGATTTCCCGTTAACAACGGGGCTTCGTGGAACGGAGTTAAGGAACTGGGCGATGAGCCTGGAACCGTATGAGAGGTACCGAGCCCCGACTTCTAAAGTCGGGTTCAGGGAAGGCAGTAGGGTAGTCACCTCCTGGCCCTTCATTGGGCCCTGGTTGATGTAGGGCAAGCAACCCTGCGGAGACCTGAAAAGGGGTCTACGGCATAGGTCGTGCCG